AACGAGCCCCCGACGGCCACCGGAACCAATACGGGAGTTCTGCCCACCCAGTAAGCGGGCAAGCGAAGTAAGTATGGCCCCGGATCATTCGTGGTTCGGGGCCATTTTTGAAAAGGGAGACCATGGCCAGTATCGGTTTGACGACGGTAGCAAATTGCAAAACACTTCTCCAAATTCCGTCAGGCGATACTAGTCAGGACGCTCTCCTCACGCTCTTGATCCAGACCGTCAGCAAGCAGATCGAATCCTATCTTTCGCGCAGGCTTGGGCAGCGCGATTACCTCGAGACCTTGGCCGCGAACAATCGCCAAATCCTGCAACTGGAACAGTGGCCGACGAACATCGTGACGTTTGTCAAGGAATCAGGCGTAACGCTGGTTCCCGAACAGGACTATTTGGTCCTTCCGCAATACCTCGAGGCCGGACAGATCTATCGCGGACAGGGATGGACTGGCCCCGCTTGGGTGCGCGGGCTGACCGCCGATCCCTATGCCGGTCAACTGATTTTCGAGGCCAGCTACAATTCTGGATATCTCCTCCCCGGCGATGACGCGCCCGTAGGATGGACTGGCGAGGATCTTCCGGCCGACATCCAGCTTTGCGCCATGCAGATGGTTTCGAAGACTTACGGACTTTCGAACGCCGGCAACCTCGGCCAGAACTTGACGTCGATCAAGGAAGGCGGACTTGCCTACGGTTATCAGGCCGAGGGATCATCTACCGGGTCGGCGGAACTCTTCGCCATGACCGCCGGAATGCCGCTGCAGTTCGCGTCGATGCTCAATCCCTACCGAAGGTGGGCCATAGCATGATCCTGAACACTACCATCGAAATCTACAGCCGAACCGAACGCGAGGACGCCGACAATGAAGGAATCCCGAAATTCACCTACGATCTGTTTCTGACTACGCGCGCGAGTGTTCAGCCGTTGGCATTGTCCGAAGCGAAGCTCGAGCAATGGGGAATCACGACGATCGGGGCGGACGCGAAACACATTTTCATCCCCGGCGTCGTTCGACTTGGTCAGTCGTGGCTCATCAAGGATCTTGCCACCACCGAACGGTACGAACTCCGAGGCACGAATCCCTGGATCCGTCACACCGAAATCATCGCGGAAAAGTACCAGGGGCAGGCGCCAGTATGAGCGACATGGCCGCGCAGCTTGAAGTCGCATCGCAGAAAATTAACCTCTTTGGCCAGCATGTCCAGGACCGGCTCGGGAAAGCCATGGTCAAGGGGATGCTCAAGATCGTTCGCCAAGCCAAAATCAATGCGCCGAAGGATACTGGGCATTTGGCCGACTCGATTCTATCTGGACCCATCGAGAAAGATGGCGAAGGGCGGCTCGAGATCCGCGGTGGCCCCACCGTTGCCTATGGTGCCTTGGTCGAGTTTGGCAGCGGACCGCATGTCAGTTCGGAAGGAACCGAGGATTTCGTCGCGAACATCGAGCGATGGGGCCGACGCAAGGGGATGGACGAAAGCCAGATTCGCGCTCTGATCCAGCATATTCGGAAGCATGGCACGAAGCCCCATCCCTACCTCGGCCCGGCGTTCTACTCGCTGATCAAGGAAATCCAGGCCGACATGGAAGAAGCAATGAAGTCTGGCGATTCTTCCGGGGGTTCGTCATGAACATCATCGGATGGCTTTACCAGAAGCTGATCGCAGATACGGCACTTGTCGCGGCCCTGGGAAGTTCGTCGAAGATCGTTCGATCTTACCCGAACACCGTCGATAACCTTCCGGTCCTGGCGTTCCTCGAGGCGAACAACCGGAACGAATCGTTCTATGACAATGCCCCGTTGGGCGCGAGCGAGGCGGTCGACGTTCACGTTTTCACGGAGTTCAATACGCCGACGACTACGATCGCGGATCTTGTAAGCGACCGGATGGCCGCGCTGCTCTTTACGCGCGACTATCAGGCAGATCAAGACGACCCGAGTACGAAGGTTCGTCACAAAGTTATGAAGTTTTCAAGGGACAATATCGTCCAGCAAGATCTAGTTTAGGAGGCTCAAAATGAGCAGCGGAACCCCCCAGGCCGGTGTAATCGGCCTTTCGAATCTCACTTACTGGCCGTTGACTTCGGACCCGACCACGGGGTCGCCCACCTACGGGACCGCTGTCTCTCTGCCAGGCATCGCGGAGCTGAACTTCGATCCGAAGTCCAGCCAGACTCCGTACTTCGGCGACAACTCTTTGATCGCTGTCGGCGGTACCACCGGCTTCCGGTCGATCTCGGCGAAGCTCTACGACATCGACCCGCAGGCGCTGGCTACGCTTCTCGGTCAGACCTACGGACAGGGCCAGGTGCTCGACCAGGGTCCGGACATCTCGCCGTACTTTGCGCTGGCCGGAAAGGTTCTACGCAACGGTACGACCGGAGGCGCACCGACACAGCAATACGTCGTGTTCTACAAGATCCAGCTCATGAAGCCCAAGAGCGACTGGAAGACGAAGGCCGACAAGATCACCTTTGTCGAAGTCCAACTCGACGGGTCGACGGTCGCGCTGACGTGCAACGGCTACTATGGCCTGACCCAGCGCGCGGATGATCCGAACGGAAGCGCCGCGGCGCTCTCGGCTTGGTTCACTACCGTGCAGCTGCCGAACATCGACAACACCGCGCTTTCGGTTGTCTTCGCGGCCGGCGTGACCACCAAGACGGTTACGGCGACCTTCTCGAAGGCCTCGACCTCTGGGTCGATTCCCTTCACGATGGCCAGCGCTTCCCAGATCACGGCATTGACGGCCGAGGTTCAGTTCGTCAACGCGACTACGGCTAGCGTAGGCGGCGCGGTTCCTGCTACCTGGGTTCTCTCGACTCCAGGGGCAGGGTTCTCGAACAACACCATCGTCTTTACGGCGACCTTGGGCGCTGGTGCTGCGGCCACCGACAAGATCACGGCGGCCTTGCGCTCGAGCTCGACGGTCGTGGATAACAACGGCACCAGTGCGACGGGTGTCGGTAAGGGCTTCTTGACCCTGGCCTAAGCGGGTCTGACTCGAGTTGGGTTGATTTGAGTTGTTTTGATTTTTGAGCAGTTCGGCCGGTGGACGTGGGTTTGCTCCCTTTTTCCGCCGAAGCCGGTCGGGCTGCCTTTTCCCAAAGGGAGGGAAAAATGACAAAGAACATCGGAATGAATACCGGGGTCTCGGTGACGATTCTCGGCGAAGAGTACGGACTGAGCTTGACCATGCTCGGGATGGACTATCTGGACGAACAGTATGGTGCCTCGGGCGCGGCAATGGAGCAGTTCGTAGAGATGGGTAAGAAGTTCCAGTCCGGCGCTATCGACAAGGAATCGCGCGAGATACTCTGCCATTGGGTGCGCGCGTCGCTGATTCACAATCAGTTCGACCGGGAAGGCAAAAAGATCCGCGATATCCCGACCGTGTTTGAGATTCAGGCATCTTTGTCAGTCGGCGAGCTGCTGGGGATGGCGCGGCTGGTTCTGGCCAGCTATCAGCTTTCCTTTCCGAAGCCGGCCGAAAACGAAGGGGGAGCGGAAGACCCTCTATAGGCGCGGACCTGGAATTCCCGTGGGACTATCTGTACACGGCAGCCCGCGCCTACTTGAACTTTACTGAATGGGATTTCTGGCTGACGACGCCTCGAAAGCTGATCGCCAGCCTCGACGAATACTGGTACCTGGAGCATATGAAAAACTACGAAGCCGGATCCTACAATCTTCAATTCATTGCTCTGCTCTTCAGCGAAGGCGCCAAGGAACCCGCGTTGCCCGAGCGCAAGAACAAACCGCCGAAGATCGTCACGACCAATGACGCCGGACTCGCGATGCTCAAAGGAATCTTCTGATGCATAGGCGAATGATGGGTAAGGCAAAATAATGGGAGAAGAATTCAGCCTAACCGCAAAACTCCTCGGCGATGGTTCGGGCCTGGCGCATTCACTCGAGTCCGCGCAGGCCATGCTCAAAGGCTATGGGCTCGACCTCGAGAAGATGACCGAGGAAGGCGGCGAACTCTTTAAGAAGTTCGGCGTCGATATTGACGCTTTCGCCGGAAAGTTCGGCGTTAGCGCTCCGCTGTTGACTGGGATTGCTGCGGCTGGCGTTGCGCTCTTCGAAGTCGGCAAAGAAGTCTTTGAGGTTGGCGAGAAATTCGACGAATCGTTCTCGATCATCGGGAAAGCTACCGGCGCGGTAGGTCCGCAGTTGCGCGAACTCTCCGATGGCTTCGTCAAGGTGATGGGGTCTGGCGTCGTTCAGGATATTGACGACTTGGCGCAGGCCTTCGCATTGCTGGCGCAGAAACTCGACGTGACCGGGGACGAGCTCCAGAAACTGACGACCGATTTCTCGGCGTTCGCAGACGTGAATCGAACGTCGGTTACGGAGTCGGTACGGCTGATTACTCAGGTCATGAACGAATGGAACATCGAGACCGAGGATGCGGTTCTCTTGATGGACCAGCTGACCCGGGCAGCACAGATCACGGGCCGTCCGGTTACGGAGCTCACCCAGGCGATCATGCAGAATGGCGCGCAGTTCAAGCAGCTAGGGCTTTCACTGACAGACTCGATCGGGTTCCTGACGGCCTTCGACAAGGCCGGCGCCGATATCAGCGTCACGACTCGAGCTCTCAATACCGCCGTTGTCCAACTTTCGCAATCTGGCGGAAACGTCGCCGAACGGTTCCATGATGCGGTCGAGGCTATCCAGAGCGCTCAATCTCCGCAGGAGGCCTTGAACGACGCCGTCGATTTGTTCGGCTCGCGCGCGGCTCCGAAGATGGTCGACGCTCTCCGGAACGCCAAGTTTGATCTTGAAGGTTTTACTGCAGCGATTGCCGCAGCCGGTGGAACCGTCGAGAAGACAAACGAAGCTACGGAGTCGCTAGGGGATAAGTGGGCGGCCTTCGGAAATAAGGCCATGGCCGCAGTTGAGCCGTTGGGAGAAGTCATGATCGGCATCGGGAAAATCCTGGTCGACGTCGGGAATATGCTCTTTGAGGTTCTGAACAACATCCTAAGTCCCGCGCTTGATCTGATCCGAGACGAGTTCCGCGATCTTGGCGACGTCGTCAAGGCGGTTTTCGGCACGGTTGGGGCGCTGATCCGCGGCGATTGGAAAACTGCGTGGACCGAGGCGCAACTGATCGTTTTGAACGTCGTCAAAGCCGTACTCGATTTCTTCTCGGCCATGGCGAACGAGATCATCGGAATTATCAACAATATGACGAACGCGCTTCGGACTACGCTCGAGGCTGTCGGCGTTCACGTCTCCGCAATCGCAAAAGTCTCACTTGCCGAAGTCTCCGGTCTGAACGCTACCATCAAAGCTCTGTACGACTCTCTTGAAACCGAGGGCGACCAGGCAACGAAGGAACTCGGCAAGCAGGCCGCCGCCCGTCAGAAGATCATCAATGATGAGGCGAAGACCTACGATATCAGCATTCAAGATCGGATCAAGGCGGCTAAGGAACTCCAGGCTGCCTATCAAACCCAGCAACAGGCTGAACGGAGCCTGACCGCGTTGACCTTGCAGACCGCCGCGGCTTCGGCTTACGCCGCCAAAACGTTCCAGGAGAATGCTGGGCTAATTTCGGGAACTATTGACGCCATGATTTCCGGACCTTTCCAGGCGCTCGGTGCCGCGCTGGTCAATGGCGAGAACCTTTGGATGGCACTCGGGAAAGCAGCGGTTCATTCGATTGGCGCCGTCGTCAAAGCGCTCGGCGACCAGATGTCCGCGAAAGCCGCACTCGACCTGGCACAAGCTATCGCCTACTCGTCGAACCCATTCACGGCACCGGCAGCGCCTGGCTACTATGCCCAGGCCGCAATCGAGGCGGGGGCTGCTACCGCCGCATATACGGCGGCTGGTGCGTTGTCGGCTTTCGAAAAGGGGACTCCGTATTCGACTGGTGGCGCGGCTATGCTTGCCGAGGCCGGCCCCGAACTTGTCATGGCTCCGAGCGTTCACAATTTGGCTCAAGGGTCCGTGGTCCTGAACGCGCAAGATACGCTCAAGGCCATGGGCGGAAAGAAGGGTGCGACGATCAACTTCAATGTCGGCGAAGTTCGTCGGGATAGTGTTGGGGCTCTTATGCGCCAGGCCGAGGCCTTGAGCCGGAAACTAGCCTTCGGGGGTGTTCTGTGAGTCGTCGCATGAATGGCGGTAAAGAATGAGAAGTCTCGTCTTTACCAATCCCCTGGGCGTTTCTCTGACTCTGTACAAGGATCCATACCTCATCACGACGCTCGACGGCATCGACCTTCCTACGGTGAACGAGCAGGAACAGAAGGCACCCTATCAGGACGGAACTACCTATCTCGACGCGCTCTTCGATCCGCGGACGATCGTTGTCACCGGGGCCATCATCAACGTTCAATTGCTAGGTCCGATTTTCACCGATCGAGCTTCGATCCTCGCCGCCCTGAACCCCAAAAACGGACCTGGCACCCTAACCTATACCAATGACAACGCCGTCTATACGACGGTCGCCACGGTTAACCTGGCACAGTTCCCGAACAAACTGGCGACCGATCCCTTTCAGGCCTTTCAGATTCAATTCTACTGCAATGACCCGTATTGGTATGCCGAGGATTCGGACTCGATTTCGATGAGCCTGGTCATCGGCGGCTTTACGTTCCCCTTCAGTTTCCCATTCTCTTTTGGAACCTACATTGGCAGCATCCCGACCGCCGCTGTAAACGACGGCGACTCCGTGACGCCTGTCATCATTTCCGTGTTTGGACCGTGTGCCAATCCGGTGATCACGAACACGACGACTGGGGAATTGATCCGGTGCAACATCACGCTCACGACGGGCGACATTCTGGTCATCAATACGAAATTCGGGTCGAAGTCGATCATGCTCCTGACATCTGGCGGTCAGACCATCAACGAGATGTCCACCCTCGATTCGACTTCGACGTTCTGGCAGATGGCAATAGGAAACAACTTGATCACTTTCAGCGATGACACGCAGCAGGCACAAGAATCATGCACCGTGACTTGGACAAACCGGTACTCCGGTAGATAGGAGAAGAAAATGGCAGCCACTGAAACTGTATTCGCGTTTGACGCGATCTCTGCGAACAATCCGCAGTATACCTCCAACCAGCTGCTCAACTGGGCATGGCAACTCCTGAGGCGGAACGACGGCGTCGCTCAGGATCTTGACCTAGCACTCGCCGTTACTGCTGACGGGATCGGAAACGCACTGACTCAGAACGGCGCAGCGTTCCTGACTGGTCGGTCGTACCTGATGTCGGGTGGGCCGGTCACCACGGCACTCTCGCCCGCTCCTGCTTCTGGATTTCAGACGGCCTATGCCGTCGTGGTGCGGTTCACATCGGCTACGGCTACCGGCGCGATCGTGGCTATTGCAGGCTCGACTATTGCGAACCCTGGACCCGCCGTCAATCCCTCGATCGTCGCGGCTACTGACGTTCTCCTGGCCTACATCAAAGCCGTGAATACCGCCGGAACGATCGTCTATACCGTGACTGATGCGCGCACCTTCGCGGGGATTGGGCCAGCAGGCCAGGACACGTTCTATGGTAAGTCCGCTCTGTCACTGCAGTATGCTTCGACGGGGATCGGGTTTACTGCGGTTGGGTTTGAGGCGTTGACGAATGCGTCGACTACCGTACCTTCAACAGGTATCGGCTTCCGATCACTCAAGGCCTTGACTACTGGGGCGCAAAATACGGCGGTTGGCTATGAGTCGCTAACGGCCTTGACGACCGGGACAGGCAATACTGCCATGGGCTATCAGGCACTCAAGGCGAGTACCACGGGCGTCGGAAATACTGCCGTCGGGTACCTAGCGCTGACTGCGGCAACGACCGCAATCAGCAATACTGCTATCGGGTATGTCGCACTCCAGTCGCTCACTACTGGCATCGAGAATACCGCAGTAGGCCGCGCCGCGCTCAGTTCATTGACTACCGGGACAGACAATACGGCAGTCGGTAGATCCGCCTTGGCTGCCCTGACGACTTCGATCGGCTCGACGGCCGTTGGCTCGAGCGCTGGTGCCGCGGCGACGGGTGCCGGTATCGTTACGGCGGTTGGGTACCAGGCGTTGCAGGCGAATACTACACCGGTATCAAATACCGCCGTGGGGTTTCAAGCTCTGAAATCCAATACGACAGGGGCTAGGAATACAGGAATCGGTTACCAGACTCTCACCACATTAACCACTGGTTCGGACAACCTAGCAGTTGGCTATCAAGCTCTGCAGAACTCGACAGGAAGTAGGGATACGGCCATAGGATCAAACGCCCTCAGCACCAATAGTACCGGATCTGACAATACCTCTATCGGTGCAAACTCACTAGGGGTGAATACTACAGGTGTTGACAATACCGCCGTGGGGAGCTCGGCACTCGTTGCCAATACTACCGCCATCCAAAACACCGCCGTAGGTTCCGGATCTCTCGCATCTACGACTACGGGCGTCAACAATACCGGACTCGGATTCGGCGCCGTATCAACCTCCGCCACCGCTTCGAACCAGATCACGCTGGGCAACGCCTCCGTGACCATCATCCGGGCTCAAGTCACGACGATCACGGCGCTTTCGGATGAGCGCGACAAGCGGGACATCAACCCATTGCCCGAGATGCTCCCCCTGATCCGGGCGATCCCGACTGTCACGTTCCGGTGGGATCCTCGCGAGCGTTATGCGACCAAGGGCCAGGATGGCCAAGTCAAGCGCGACGAAGACGGGTATCCGATTTATGACAAGAAGCCGAACGGATCGCTCGCCGATACTCACGCGACCCTCGGCGTAATCAGTCAGCAACTGAAGAAGGTTCAGGAAGAGTTCAATATGCCCTACCTGAATCTCGTCGAAGAATCGAACCCGAACCGCCTCGAGGCTACGCCGGCCAATCTGCTACTCCCGCTCATCAAAGCTGTTCAGGAACTGGCCGACCGGGTTGATTCCATTTCCGCGAAAGTAGACAAGACCGGGGCCTAGCGGTACTCTGATCGACAAAGGAGATTCTATGAGAAAGGTTATGATCGGCACACCTTGCCACTCGGCAAACGTACATTGCCGATGGGCAAACTCGATGAGTGCTACCGTTCGGCTGGGCTTGAAGCTCGGCTTCGACGTGTATCCCCTATTCATTCCGGGAAACGCGATGATCCATTCGGCAAGGAACGAGATCATCCAGCAGTTCCTGAAGACAGACTTCACGGACCTGGTTTTCATCGACGCGGACATTTCCTGGGTTCCGGAGGATTTCTTCAAGTTGCTGAATCACGATGTCAGCGTTGTCGGCGCGACCTACCCGTACAAGCAGAACGATTTGCGGTTCGTCATGAAAACCGGCGACGGCAAAGCGCCGGAGTTTCAGCCCAACGGACTGATGAAAGTTCAGGGCCTGGGAATGGGCTTCTTCCGGTTGACGCGCGAGGCTGTTCAGCACCTTTGGGATTCCTCGATGCCGTACAGCCGATACGGTACCGACGTCGAGTTCCGGGCTGTCTTTGAATTCCCGATCGTCAATGGCGAGGAAACCGGCGAGGACATCGCCATGTGCTTGAAGCTCGACGAGGTTTGGCTTGACCCAACCATCTGCCTCGAGCACTCGGGTGATCGTCAGCACTTCGGCAATCCGGTTCAATGGCTCGACATGGTTCGGGCCGAAGTTGCCAGGCGCGATGCCCTGACCGACGAGGAACGCGCCGTCGAAGATGCCGAAGGGCCTCGGGTAGTGATGCGCTGATTTTGTAGGGCTGGCCGGGGGCAGTACGTGAAAAGCTAGATCTTCCCGGCCAGCTTTACGAAAACGCGGTCCATATTGCCGAACATCATTTGAGTGATTATCGTACTTTCGACGAAGCTGTCGACCGAATGAGTACATGCATGTTCGACTCCAATGGTCAGGACGTCCCAGCGCAGACCTCCGAAAACGGTGTACGTGTCTTGCAGAGACGCGATTTGAACGCTGTCATCGCTAGTATTGATAAAGACATTCCTGACCGATGTTCCGAGATATAATCCATTCTGGTCTGTCTTCTGGCCACTGAAAATTGGGTAGCTGAATTCAAAGCTGTACTCAGAGTAGAATGTTGGACCGAGAACGATGGAATCGTGGACTATGTCAGACGTCTCCATCCCCGGCAGCACCCCGCCCTGAATCGACCAAGCCAAAGTCAAAACTTGAAAAATCGTGTCCATAAAAATCTCCTTTCTTCAAGTCTAACCGTTACGTCAAACTAAATCAAGGGTAACTTTTCAATCCGGTGATTTCGTAGTAGAGTGCATCCCAGGAGTCCGAATGTCCGACGCCATTCCGCCGAAAGTTCCGATTCAGATCTTCGACCCGGATTTGAACTTCGTGGCCGAGGTTGACGTCTGCTCCTCCGTGACCCATACCCGCGGCTGGAACGCTCCGGGGCCGTTCAGCCTCAAGATCAACTGGAACATCACCGACGACAAGGGAATGATTCAGTATGCCGCGCTCTTCGAGATTGGCGGGTTCATCACCATCGACAATGACGGCTCGAAATGCGGAATCATCACCAGCATCGAGAAGCCGATCGACGAAGCTGGCAAGCAGAGTCAGGACATCGTGGTCTCGGGCTATGAACCCACTGTGATCTTCAACCGCCGGATGGTCGACGTTCCAAGCGGCAGCGACTTCTATACCCTGAACGATCCCGCCGAAACCGTCATCAAAACCGCAGTTTCTGCGCAGGCCGGCCCAACGGCAACGAACGTCAACCGTGCGTTTCCGCTTTTGAGCATTGCGGCTGACCAGGCTCGAGGGGATACCTACCTTCTTTCGGCCGCCTATACGGAACTCCTTGGCGAGCTTTCGGCATGTTCCGTCGCTACCCGCCTCGGGTGGTTTATCACGCTGGACCGGACAAACAAGCTACTAGTTCTTGACTGCGCCCTAGGCAATGACCTGACGGCAGGCAATACCCCTAGCGCGGTGTTCTCGACCGACTATGATACACTGCGTTCGGCAACGCTCAAGGAATCGAACGAGCAGTACAAGAACCTGGCTACGGTCACTGGCCAGGGTACGGGCCAGCTTCGGACGGTACTTGACGTGTTCAACGGAACAGAACCTTCTGGTTTCGACCGATTCGAAACCACGGTCAATGCGAACAATCTCACGTCGACACCAGATCTGACGCTCAAGGGGTCTCAGCAGCTCGACGCCTTCATATATACCAAGACTCTGGATGCCTCGATCCTTGCAAAGTCGCCCTTAGTGTACGGATCCGACTACAACCTCGGCGACTTCGTCACGGTAGCCGCTTATGACTTCTCGGAGGATGTTCAGATCACCGCGATTCAGGAATCCTGGGAGCCGCTAGGCTACGACTTGGTCCCGACCTTCGACAAGGCGCCCCCGACGATAACGACTCAGATGGCGATGTCGACGAAGAATCAGGGCGCGGCGATTGGCAACCTAGGGTATCCGTCCAGCGGTTCGAATGCGAACGGATTGTGGATCAAGTTTCCTGACGGAACGATGATGCAGACCGGGCGAGCGCCCAAGCCAGCGACAGGCGGCGGTACGCTTCCAATCTCCTTCCCGGAGGATTTCTTCAATACGACCTACTATGTCCAGATCACGGCGAGATCCTTCGGCGGCCAAAACTTCGCGGTATACCATTTCAACGGTGCTGATACGGTTTCAGGGTGTCAATTCAGCGGTGCGGCCACCGCGAACGATCAAACGGTAGACTGGACCGCGTGGGGTTATTGGAAATCGCCTTAGCTTATGATCGCCGGCAGCGAGGATCCGCTAGACAACCGGTTTCTTTCGGGCGACAATGTCGAAAACCTCCAAGGAGCGACGGATGAAAAAGTGGCTTTCTGAAAACTGGGATGAGGCGGTGGTCTACTTGGTGACGTTCTTCGGAGCGTTCTGTGAGATGGTCTATTCTGCCAGGATCGCCAACACCGCCTATCATGTCGACTGGCTCTATATCGTTCTCGGGGCGGTAGCCTCAACCGCTGCGGCATGGCTTGCCGAAAATCGCGGCATCGCGTTTGCCAAGAAAGTCGGAGTAACCGTCGAGGACGCGAAGAAGGGGCGCCGAAGGAACATCGGGCTTCGGCTTCTGTTGGGCTTCGGGTTTGGGTTCTGGATCATGGCCGCGTTGCCCAGCATCCTGCAAGCCATAGTGACCAGCGCGCCGTCTATCATCAACGGAATGATTACCGGGGGTGCGGCTTGACCGTCGACGATGAGTCAATCAAGGCCGCGACCCAGACGGCGGC